AGCACAGAGATAAAACGCTATATAGTAGCAGAGGCAAAGTTTGACGAGTTTAACAATATGGACGCCAAAGATAAAGCTCTAACAGAGCCAGTTTATAAGCCAAAGAAAACGCAATTTTTAGTTAACGACGTAACTCTTGAGGCGCTTGTAGAATTACACAACGAAAACACAAACGGTATAGGGGTTTTAAAAGACGAGCTTGCAGGTTTCTTTAAAGATATGAATAAGTATCGCGAGGGAGGAGATATGGAGCATTGGCTATCGTCTTGGAGTGGTGGCGAGATAAACCTAAACAGAAAGACAGCAAAGAGTAGTTTTGTAGAGCGCGCATTTTTACCTATCATGGGCGGAATACAGCCGAGTATATTAGACGGATTCCAAACAGAGGAGAACAAGTCTAACGGATTTATTGATCGTATGCTATTTTCTTATCCAGAGTTAGAGGTAGAGGATTTCGTAGACGAGGAGATTACGCAGGATTTGCTCGAATGGTACGATACATTTATTATTAAATTTTACGAGTCTACCAAAAGAAATTTAAGACTAGGCGAGGGTAACGTAGTAGAGGCAGTAACCGCAGAGTTTACTCCAGAGGCTAAAATAGAATACAAGCGGATACACAAAGAGATTACCGCGATGCAAAAGTCGGAGGATATAGCAGAGGCAAACAAATCAATGCTACCAAAAATGAAAGCCTACGTCGCTAGATTTGCATTATTAATTAATACCCTAGAGTCTCAAAAAAACACAAAGATACATAAGGACGAGGTAGAGAAATCTAGCGTTTTAAAAGCTGAGAAGTTAGCGCATTACTTTATAGATATGGCTAATAAGATAAAAATAGAGAGCGCCGAGCGTACTAAAATAAAATCTAGCTTTGATAATAAAAAAGATGCTTATACCAATTTTAAAAGTATCTATACAAAAAACCCCGACGTATCTCAAAAAGATATTGCGGATATGCTAGGCAAATCTATACGAACAACGCAGAGATATATAACAAAATTTAACAAGGAGAAATGATAAAAAAAGAATGGCATTTTATGCAAACGCCAAAAGAGAAAGCTACAAGATTAGTGAAATCGTTTTACGTTATAACTACGACAAGCAAAGAGGCGAAACAATGCGCAAAAGTACATATCACTTTGATACTAGAGAGCGAGATACTAAAGCCGTCTAATAATCAAACTATAGAATATTATCAAGAAGTATTAACCCAAATAAATAAGCTATGAATAAAACCAACCGCTACAGATTAACAGCAAAGGAGGAGGCTAATCTTTTAGAGATGCGAGCTAAAGCCGAAAAAAGTAGAGTCCTAGTGATAGGAGATATACATTTGCCCTTTGAACGTAAAGACTACCTACAATTTTGTATTGATACATACAAAGAGTATCAATGTAATAGAGTTGTTTTTATTGGCGATATAATAGACAATAATTACAGCAGCTTTCATTCTAACGATCCCGACGGTATAGGTGGAGGCACAGAGTTAGAAATGGTTATAGAGCAGGTAAAAGATTGGTATAATGCATTCCCAGACGCAGAGATTTGTATAGGTAACCACGACGCTATAATAATGCGTAAGGCTTTCGATAGCGGAGTGCCTGCTATTTGGATAAAAGAGTTTAACGACGTTTTAAAAACGCCCAACTGGCAATGGGTTACGGATACCTATATCGACGGCGTTAGATATGTACATGGGCATAAAAGCTCTAAAGCTAGAACGGCAGCGCGTAGGGATATGGTCTCCACAGTTACAGGGCATTTTCACACAGATTTTTATATCGATTATATGTTTGGAAAGACTAGAGCTATATTTGCTATGGCTGTAGGGTGTGGAATAGACGACTCGCAGTATGCTTTTGCTTACGCCGCAGGGGGTAAAAAGAACGCTATAGGTTGCGCTGTAGTATTGAACGGCGGCGAGACTCCGATACTCGTTAAAATGAATCTAGAAAAATACAAGGATTAAAATTTGCAATACATAAAAATAAATATTAACTTTAAGCCAAATAAATGGATATAGAAATAACAGCGAGTAAAAAAGACCACTACTATTTAACAATTAACAAGATAAAACTAGGCGAGTTTGAACGCTCAGACTTACGCCACTTAATAGAAAAAATCGATAACCAAATATAATAACTATGAAAGTAACAGGAAAGATTACAAAGGTGTTAGATACACAAAAAGGAACGTCCGCATCGGGCAAAGACTGGCAAAAGCTCTCGTTTATTTTAGAGACTACAGAGGACTATAACAACCTCTATTGTTTTGAGGTATTCGGAGACGAGAAAGTAGAGCAGTTTCTGAAATTTAATAAAGTCGGGCAAGATGTAGATGTTAGCTTTAACGTACAAACAAACGAGTACAAAGGAAAGTATTACACGAGCTTGCAGTCTTGGAAGATATTCAAGGCAGAGGCAGGGGAGACAGCTCCAGAGGTAGCTCAAGAGGAGGCAGACGATTTGCCGTTTTAATAATTTGGGGAGTTAGCGCTCCCCTTTATTTTTTATATATATGAAAATATTAAACCTATATGCTTGTCTAGGTGGTAACCGATACAAGTGGAACGAAGTTAAAGAAGATATAGAAGTTACTGCGGTAGAATTAGACCCAGAGTTAGCTAGACTATATCAAGAGCGTTTTCCAAATGACGAGGTAATAGTTGCAGATGCACACCAATATTTATTAGAGCATTACAAAGAGTTTGATTTTATATGGTCAAGTCCGCCTTGTCCTACCCATAGTAGAATGAATTACACTTTTAAAAATAGAGATAACTTTAAAATACAATTTCCAGATATGAAACTTTATCAGGAAGTTATTTTTTTAAGTAATTTTTTTAATGGTAAATATGTTGTTGAAAATGTTATACCTTATTATGATTTATTAATACCTGCAAAAAAAAGAGATAGGCATTTATATTGGACAAACTTTAATTTACCTAATAGTTTAAGCAAAAGGATTGCTCCAAATATGAACTGCAATAAAAACATAACTAAAAAAGTTTCCGAGCAATTTATTGATTTTCACTCTATAAGAGATTTTATAAAAGAATATAAAGGAAAGCAAGATAAAGGCAAAATAGCACGAAACCTAGTAGACTACGAGGCAGGCAAAACAATATTTGAAACTGCTTTAGGAATAATAACAAAATCAAATATAAAACAAACTGAATTATTTTAACATGAAAGACAAAATACTAGAGGATTTAAAAGCAGAGTTTGACGCACGCTCGGAGGCAGGGATAAAGAAATACAACACTACTCTGGAGGATAACAACAGAGACGATTTTCTGCAGCACTTAAAAGAGGAGTTAATGGACGCCGCTTTGTATATCCAAAAGCTGCAATCTGTAGAGCCTAATTACTGCAAGTGTAATATAACCTATACACTTAATGAATGATAGCGGAGATATTAAAGCAAAGTTTATTGCTACAGAGCAAGCTATCGATAAGCTACAACAGCCGACTATTGAAATCGAAAGAACTCGCAACGCAATACGAGAAACTCAGAAACGAAACGACGGACTTAGAGCAGAGCTTGAGGCTATACAAAAAAGAATTGAGAAAGGTTATAAAGCAATACGAGAAAGCTCAAACGAGCAGCAGAGAATTGCAGAGGCTAAAAAAGAAATCTCAAGACTTGGCGGACTTATTGCGTGGCAAGACAACCGCAGCAAACAATTTAAAACAATCATCGAAAGGGGTTATTAATAATAAGCATATATTAGAGTGATTAAATTAAGACCATACCAAAACGATATTATCAAATCCTTGCGCAACTCTTTTAAAAGAAACCGCAGGACTATACTTTGCGCTCCGACAGGCGCAGGTAAAACGATAATGTTTACCTACCTAATTAGTGAGCATTTAAAGCGTGGAGGTAACGTCTTAGTATTAACTCATAGGAGCGAGCTACTAAAACAAGCAGGTAGCTCATTCGAGAAATTTGGACTTACTCCTGTATATATTACGAGCGGATCAAAGCCAGACCTACAAGCAAAGCTACACGTTGGAATGGTCGAAACTATAGACAGACGCAAAGAAACTTATAGCAGTTTCCTAGCATCTAAGAGCCTAGTAGTAATCGACGAGGCGCATCTAAATATATTTACAAAGCTACTCCCTTTAATTAATCCGCTTGCTTACGTAATAGGTGCGACGGCTACACCAGAGCGAAAGGGAAAGGCTGCCGTATCTCTTGACGAGTTTTACACCGCCATAGTGCAACGAATAGATACACCCGAATTAATTAAAATGGGTTTCCTATGCTCTGCAAATAGCTACGGCGTGCCAATAGATACCAAAGGACTAAAGCGCACAGGAGCGGATTTTGATACCGCAAGCTATTACGAGGATAATAAAACATATATCGGAGTCGTAGATAATTGGGTACGGTTAACAGAGAATACAAAGACTTTACTATTTGCATCGAATGTAAACAGCTCTAAGGTCGTTTGCGCTCAATTTAATGCAAGAGGTTACGAGGCAAAACATATCGACGGAAACACCCCTAAAAATGAGCGAGAGGCTATACTAGAATGGTACGATAAAACCCCGAAAGCGATTATCTGTAACTGCGGTATATTAAACGCAGGATTTGACCAGCCAGACATCGAGACTATAATACTCTACAGAGCTACAACCTCGCTCCCTTTATTCCTGCAAATGTGCGGACGAGGCTCAAGGACTACCGCAGACCTAAACTATTTTAATATCCTAGACTTTGGCAATAACATCAAACGGCTAGGGCATTGGGAGAATCCTAGAGACTGGAGTCTAAAAAAGAAACTTACAAGAGAGCAACCTGCGCCCGTAAAAGACTGCCCGAAATGTAAGGCGATACTATTAGCCTCTACAAAGGTCTGCCCTTATTGCGAGCATAAATTCATAAATAAAAAAGAGGCAGAGATCGCTAGGCTTGAGCTAATTAAAAATGAGGTAATTAAAAACTACAGCGAGATGTCAAACAATGAGCTTGCGCAGGCGGTACATGACAAATACATAACGGCGGCGTGGGTATTGCATCGTAAAACCTGCCGACAAGACGCTAGAGATTTCCTTGAGGCGGTAGGATATAAAAAGTCTTTCGAGTATGTAAATAAAAAAAGATTTAAAGTTTTTAGTTAAAAAAGTTGTTTATAAGTTATAAGTTTCTATATCTTTGAAAAAACAAAATTTTATATTATGAAAAACTTACTACAAACATTGCAACCAGATTTAAAGGATAAGCTAGACCTTATGATTTTACAATATCCTCACAGCGCTAGAACAATAGTACAAGAGCTTGAGGCAACCGATAACGTTTTCGACGTTACGTTTTTAACTATGGCAACCATGCAGAAATTTCTAGGGGTTAACCTAGACGATTTTTACTTTATATTTGAGGCAGATGTTAAGCGAGGTTAAAATACATTAAATTATGGAGATTTACAAGACAACAAATAAAAAAACAGGTGAGTACTATATAGGTTTAAATACAACCTCTGATCCTAACTATTTAGGTAGTGGAGTTGAATTAAAAAAACAAATTGAAAAATATGGTAAAAAAAATTTTATAAAAGAAATACTTTGTTTAGTTACATCTAATTCAACAGATGAAAATATATTAAGAAAAATAGAACACGCTTATATATTAAATCATATAGACAATAAAAATTGCCTAAATAAATCTATTGGCTATAACAAAGCAAAAAAAACAAAATTTAATTATCATAAAAATAGATACCAAAGTTTAAAGGAAGATTTAAAAATGGTTTCACAAATAGCAGGCGTTTACAAAAGTGATGGAATAACTCCTTATGATGGTTATGGTAATATAATTACATTAAATGGAGTTAAATTTGGTAGAAATGTTGAGCGAGGTTAAAATACAAACGCAGATTTTCCAATGGCATTGGAATAGCTACCCCACAGAGCGAGGTTTGCTTTGCTATAACCTAAACAACTCTGCCAACAAAATAGACGGCAATAGAAACAAAGCGCTCGGATTAATTAAAGGGCGATCCGATATGGTTTATTATTACCAAAGCTCTGCCT